CGCTACCACGAGCACTGCCGCCCAGCAGACTGATTACGGTGTTATCGTTGCTGGTCATGACTCTGCAGTTGCTACTGCTGAGCAGATCAACAAGACTGAAACATACCGTGATCCAGACTCGTTTGCTGACATTGTACGTGGTATGCACCTCTATGGCCGCAAGATCCTGCGTCCTGAAGCTCTGGTTAACGCACGTTACAACCTCGCTTAATTAAAGCTCTTGGGGTATCCTTTAAGTAGGGTACCCCTTTATTTACGGATGGGTATAGATGACATACAACTACTTAGGTCTGACAAACGAGGTCCTTGCCCGTTTTAATGAGGTTAGTCTTACAGAGGGTGGTTTCAACTCTGCAAGAGGCTTTCAGGTACAGTGTAAGAATGCTGTAAATGACGCAATAAACTACCTTAACCACAGGGAGTTTAATTGGCCATTTAACCATGTTAGTACTTCTCAAGTTCTTGTAGCAGACCAAACAAGATATACTATCCCTTCAAATGCTAAAACTATTGATTACGACACCTTTAGAATTTCTAAAGATTCTTCTCTTGGTTCTGACGGTGTGTCACTAAAACAATTAAATTACTATGAGTATGTAGACAAGTACATAAAACAAGAAGATACATCAGACGTTGGCTCAGTGCCTAAGTACATTGTTAGAACTCCAGACAATAACTTTCTACTCTACCCTTACCCTGATAAGTCTTACACCCTCGCCTATGAGTACTATAAAAGTACAGTGCAACTTTCTGTTGCTAATGACGTACCCGTAATTCCTGAGCAATTTAGACAAGTTGTTGTGGATGGTGCTACTGCTTACGGTTATCAATACCGTGGTGAAGCCCAACAATACTCTATCAATTTTGATAGGTTTGATCGGGGTATCACAAACATGCAAACACTCTTGTCTGACAGGGCGGATTATATCCGTTCTACTGTAATATATAGAGGCTAGTAGAGGTACTATAATGCCAGACGAAACGTCACTACAGCCTTTTATCTTTCCCTGCCAGGGTGGTCTTGTCTTGAACAGGTCCACATTTACAATGTCTCCTGGACAGGCTTTTGAACTACAAAACTTTGAACCTGATATCAAAGGTGGGTACCGCCGCATTAACGGTTACGAAAAGTGGAATGTAAACGTTGTACCTCAGTCTTCTTCTGAAACTGAAAAAGTGCTTATGTCTGCATACCTTTCAGGTGAAATTATTGCAGCCAGAGGAACAAGTGTCTACAGGTCAGGGTCTGGCTCTGATACTCTAAACGGTCCTATTGATGACGTGGTTACTACAATTAACGTAGACAGCACTGTTGGCTTTAGTTACGATGGTACAATCTCTATTGGTGAAGAGCAGATAACTTACACAAGTACTGACTCTGTCACATTCTATGGATGTACTCGTGGTGTAAACTCTACTGTAGCAGTAGCCCATACAGACAGTGATGTAGTAAGCCAAGCATGGACTGAGATTGAGTCTAGCAGGACAGGTGCTTCTAAGTATACTTTTTTCAGGTACAATGTTAACGGATTTGAAACGATTGTGTATGCAGATGGCTCTAATTCACCATCCTACTTTGTTTCAGGAACCCCTTCTGCTGTTACAGTTAATACAACGAACTCACCTGCAGACCCTAAATACGTTACTGGGTTTAAGAACACAATATTCTTTGCTGGTATGTCGTCTAATCCAAACGAGCTTGTCTTTACTGCACCCTACAATCCTACTGACTTTAGTCCAGCTAACGGTGCAGGTTCCATTAGAGTAGACAGTAAGATCACAGGTATCTTTCCTTTTCGTGAATCTTTGTTTATCTTTTGTGAGGAACGTATCTTTAGACTAGACGGTAACACTATCTCTGATTTTGTTTTACAACCAGTTTCCAGAAACATTGGTTGCATCAATGGTTTCACTATTCAAGAATTTGCTGGTGATATCATCTTCCTTGGAAGAGATGGTCTACGTACTGTAGCTGGTACTGAAAAGATTGGTGACGTTGAACTTGGTGCTATAAGCACACCAGTGCACCAGTTGTTTAATGTATACGACGACTTTACAGAGTTTGACTCACTAGTTGTTCCAGACAAAACACAGTACCGTATCTTCTTCTGTGATACAAAGGGTGACAATGCTCGGACAAGGAAACAGACAAAGGGTGTTATTTGTCATAAGTCTGAAGACGGATATGCTTTCTCTGAAGTACTAGGTATCCAGCCATCCTGTACAGACAGTATTAACTACAGTGGTATTGTGTACGCCATACATGGTGGATACGATGGATACATTTACCGCCAAGAAAAAGGTAACACCTTTGATGGTACAACAATAGTCGGTAAATACAGATCACCTGACATTACGATGGGTGATGCTGGTATTAGAAAAAACTTTCAAAGAGTTATTATTAACTACGCCCCAGAGGGTTCAGTAAACTCAGACTTGTTTGTTCGTTACGACTATGACTCAAACGAAGCGCCACGCCCAGATGCATATCCCTTTGATTCTTCTAAGGTTGTAGCTATCTATGGGATAGGTGCTTATGGTTCAGTTACGTATGGTGGTCAGTCCAACCCACTGATTAGACAGCCTATCGAAGGCTCAGGGTTTGCTATTGCTATTCGTGTAGTAGATAATGGGGTATCAGTACCATACTCTCTCAAGGGCTTTCAACTTGAATTTGACACAGGTGCTAGGAGATAAGATATGGCAGGATTTACACGCCAAAGTACGTACTCAGATGGTGACATCATTCAGTCAGCGGATTCTAATGATGAGTTCGATCAACTTGTTGCATCCTTTAACGCCCTTACAGGACACAAACACGATGGCACTGCAGCTGAAGGACCAATCATTGGTTTTCTTGGTGACCCAGGTGTAGGTACAGCACTCAACAAGATTGAGATTGATTCTACAAATAGTCGTATCAAGTTATCAATTGATGAATCAACTGTATCTGTTGAGAAGTTTTACTTTGAGTCGTCTGGACTAGTGCCAGCCATTAATAACAACATTGACCTTGGTTCGTCTGAGTTTAAATTTAAAGATGGTTACTTTGCTGGTGACTTAACTGTTGACGGTAACATTGTACTTGGTGGTGATATTCTTCTTGGTGATGAAGATACTGACACTGTTACGTTTGCTGCTGGTGTTGACTCAAGTTTTATCCCTACCTTTGACGACAGCTATGATCTTGGTTCTGACGCTAAACAGTGGCGGGACCTATACGTTAATGGTCTTGCTAACGTAGATAACCTTATAGCTAACAACGTATCTATTACTGGTGGATCTATTAATGGTACAGTTATTGGTGCCACAACACCAGCTGCTGTAACTACCACAAACCTTGTAGCTACTACTGCTGACATTAATGCTGGTACGATAGACAACACTGTTATTGGTGCCACTACTCCTGTTGCTGGTAGCTTCACAAATGCTACTGCATCTGGCACTCTTGGTGTCATAGGTAACACGACTGTTGGTGGGACACTTGGTGTAACTGGTGCAACAACTTTGTCGTCTACTCTTGGTGTCGTAGGTAATCAGACCAACACAGGTAACCTAACAGTAAATGGTAACACTACACTAGGTAATGCTGCAACGGATACTGTTACTGTTACTGCAGATGTAGCTTCTAATCTTATTCCTTCTCTTGATAATACATACGATCTTGGTGCCTCTGGTTCTGAGTGGAGGAATCTCTGGGTTACTGGTACTGCTAACATTGATACACTTACTATTGGTACTTCAACAGGTATTACATCTATTGATACTGACCTCACTGCTGTAAGCGCTTCTAACGATACCCTCGCTTCTGCTAAGGCTATCAAGACATACATTGATACACAAGTAACTGCTCAGGATCTAGACTTCCAAGCTGACACTGGTGGAACTCTTAATATTGATCTAGACAGTGAGACCCTTACCATTGCTGGTGGGACAGGTGTTGAAACTGTTGGGTCTGGTAACACGGTTACAGTATCTATCGATAGCACTGTTGCAACCCTTACAGGTTCTCAGAACCTCACCAACAAAACTATTACTGCACCAACGATATCTAGTGTGAATGTAACTGGTGGGACTATCAATAATACGACACTTGGTTCTACTACGCCAGCTACTGTACGTGGTACAACCATTACAGCCACTACAGGTTTTGTTGGTAACGTTACTGGTACTGTTTCTAGTATTGCTAATCACACTACTACAAACTTGACAGAAGGGTCTAACCTTTACTATACTGCTGCTAGATTTAATACAGCCTTCGCTGGTAAGTCTACTTCCGATCTTACGGAAACTACAAACCTTTACTATACTGCTGCTAGAGCCAACACTGCAATTGATGCTCGTGTTACACAGACTTACGTTAATGACCTTAATGTTGACGCAGCAACACTTAATGGTAAAACATCAACAGACATTGAGGCTACTGCATTAGCCTTAAGCATTGCTCTCGGCTAAGGAGAAGTAAAAATGGCAAACACCTTTAAAAATTACACATCTGCAGGAGTGGGTACTACACCAACTACAGTCTACACTGTACCTTCTGCTACCACCTCAGTTACCATCGGTCTTAACCTTTCTAATGTATCTGCTAGCCAGGTTACAGTAGATGTACAGTGTGCAGGAGTCTACATTATCAAGGGTGCTCCAATTCCTGCTGGGTCTGCACTCTCTGTTCTTGATGGTAAGATTATCCTTGAGGAGACCAACACTCTCATTGTGACTTCGTCTGCTGCATCTTCAACAGACGTTATACTATCTGTTCTGGAGCAGACATAATATGGCTGGTTACATTGGAACTAAGGCCGTAACCCTTAGTACAACTGCTGCTGACGTAGTAGGTGATGCAGAGATTGGTGGTGATCTGATTGTAGATGGTAACGTGGGGATCGGTACGGCTACGCCAGCAGTTGACCTGCACATACAACAGGCGGGCACACCCACGTTACGCATAGAGGATAGTTCAGACGGCTCTTACGGGCAAATCTTTGTTGGCGGCAATGTAATGTCAATCGACGCTGACCAAGGG